GATAGTGGGTTGGCCCAGTAACTCGGCTGTGATCTCTTGGCGCGCACCGCCGACGGGCGTCGTCAGGGACGCGGCAATACCTTCGTAGGCCTCACGCACGGTGGGATCACCCATCGCCGCTGCGGCGGGCTCGTCCCGACGCTCTTGCCGGACCTCCTCGACCTCCGCCGCGATCTCTGTCGCGATGCGGTCGCCGACATCACCGAACGTATCTCCGGTGGTCTCTGGGCGGGTCTGTGTCAGGAGCGCCTCAAGTTGCGCCTCGGTCATCCCAGAAATGCCGTCCGTCGCGGCGTATACTTGTTGGGCGACGAAGATGTCTTCGTCGAGCTTGATGCGACCACTCACCGTCAGGATCTCGCGCGCTTGATCCATGTCGATGGTGTCGGCCCCCTGCCCTGTATTGTAGATGTTGGCGATGACGTCGTCGGTCTGTTGGGTGAACAGCGCGCGCTGGTCAGAGATAGGCACTGCGTTCTCCCGCGCCGTCGCCGCGACCAAGCGGCGCGCCTCGGCCATGGCCGTCTGGCGCGTACCTTCGTTCATCGTCGAGAACTCGTCTGCGACATACGCCCTCGGCGTAGCCGATATCGAACCTGCGAGGTGTTCTCCGATGACGCCCCGTGCCCATGCTGGGATGCCTGAGAGGTTCTCTCCGGCAGAGTACGACGGTCCCCAGGATCTGCGCGCACCGAGATCGATGTGGATCTGCGTCCGGTAGACGCCGATACCGCCGACACCAGCGGCTGAGAGTTGCCGTATGAGGTTGACCTTCTCTGCCGTTGTCATCCCTTCAGGCAGCTTTATGTCGATGGCGTCGCCGCCATTCTCCGCAATGTGACGACTACCTGTCGCGCCGCCAACAGCAGTATTCTCGGCTCTGGTGCGGACACCATCTGTGATGTTGATGTTGTCGAGGCCAGCGGCGGCGAACGCAGTCTGTGCCATATTAAGGAGGCGCGGCGGGACGCCAGCTAGATCGGCTCGCGTGGCAGGGTGGAACTCGTTTGTGCGTCCACTGCCGAAGCTAAGGCCCACGCCGGATGGTGTGACGCCGGACGGTGTCGTCGCTGCCGTGATGCTCTCCACGCGCGTCTTCAGATCGCGAGGGACGCCCGTCCAACTGCGATCGGCTGCAAGCCATGCTTCAGTTGCCTCTTCGCCTGCGAGATATTCGAATGCTGCCACGGTCGGATCACCGCTGTGTTTGGTCAGTAGCTCACTCAGGTATGCCTTCGAGTAGGCCTCACCGACGGCGTTGCTCGCCATGTATGCGCGCTGCTCGTCGGGTGTGCCGTTCGTTGGGAAGTCCGCGTCGCCTGCGGCTTCCGCCAAGCGCGCACCATCCTCAAGACGTAGGCGGTAGCGACCGATGTACTCGTCGGCTGGCGCACCAGCGGCGGCACCGCCTCCCTGATCCGAACTGAGGACCATCATTACGGCCTGCTGCGTCACGAAGGCCCGCATCTCTGGTGTCAGGTCTTCAACTGAACCGCCGAGATCCCGCAGCAGTGCTGCTGGGTCAGCTTGAAGGCGTGTGTTGGCGAGTGAACCCATGGCGCTCTGCGCCCAAGCATCGCGCAGTCTGGAAGCTTCTGCAGGTGACACAGACATAGACGCGATGAAATCCTCACCCTCGGCGAGATAGGCCTCGTATTGCGCTGGGTCCAGTGCAATCCGCTGCATCAACTGGTTCTGATACAGGTCGTTCTCATGGGTCTGGTAGCGGATCATCTCGCCGTGCTCTGCTCGCGCGGCAGTCAGGCTCCAAGCGCCCTCGTTGATGGGTCGCTCAAGCGCGTACCGCTCCGACACCCTGCGGTCACCGGAGATGGACGCCATGAACTGGTCATATGCTGGGGCGAAGTCGTTGACCATGAAGTTGTCGTGGAAGCCCCCGCCGCCCTCCGGCATGTTCTGCTGTCTCTCGAACGCCGTCGCCTCAAGATCCTGCTGCATCCGGCGATACGCTGCGTCTGCCTCGAAATTCTTGCGGCGCAGGACGCGCGCGTCGAGGTCGAGGACGCCCACACCGACGTTGCCGATGGCCTGACCGAGGTCGTTGTTCAGCGCCACGTTCGGCTTGCGGCCTGTGTTCAGGCTGACCTGAGATCTGTATGTGTTCAGAGATACCATGTTTCTGCCTTACCTACCTGTAGCCCCACCACCGCTGCCACCGCCGGAGAACGACGACGCAAACGATCCGAGCTCGCCGATGAGGGGTGCTGCGAAGGCGAAAGGCATGGCAGAGCGGCTCTGCTTGGCGTTCACGCCGTGCATCTTGGCCTCGAAGCGGTTCGTGTCAGCCGCAAGGTTCGACTGCCACCGGATCGCGCGGATATCCAGATCACCTTCCGACAGTGTATCGGCGGCAACCTCTGTGTCCGTGGACATGCCTGATGCGCCAGCCGCAGCGACCTGCTGCCCCAACACTTGGTTGATCTTCTCTTCATGACGTGTGGCGTTGTAGAGACCCGTTGCATCTTCGATCTTTGCCTGACGGTCAGACAATGCTTGCTGCATCTTGGAGTTCGCCGCTTTGGCCTGCAGGCCCATGACCGCGCTGATGCCTTGCAGTCCTGCTCCTGCGAGTGCGAGTGTACACATTACCCTGTCCTCTCCAACAAAACTTGCAACGCGCGGATCGTCGCTGGATAGGCCTTGTCAGTGTGGAATACCGCAAGACCCTTGTCGTCCCAACTACTCTCAGTGTTAACGGCTAGATCACCCGTATGCAACAACGGTACTGCTGGTGTGGACGCCCGATCCTGCTCTGTTCTGAGTAGCGCCTGCTCTTGCGGTGATCCACCCTGCAGGCCGTAGGTTTCGTAGACGTCCACTGAAACCTTCACGCCGCGCATCGGGATGCCGAGCAGTTCGCCGGACGATCCCGCGTTCGGGGGTCGCAGTGTCTTGATCGTCGATGTGTAGCGCAGCCCGACGAGGATATCGACGCCCGTCACGCCATTGGGTAGGGTGAGCGATCCGGCTGTCACGACGGCGTCGCCGATATCGACAGCATCGACGTAACATCCGAGGGTCTCACCCTCCAGATGACTGAGCCCTGTCACGGTGCCAGTGGCAACACCCTCGTAGCGCAGCGCGCTGTCGAGGTAGATCGGGATCGTGTAGTTGGACACACCGCCGGAGCGGTACATGTCGGTGAACTTTTCGACGTATCGCGCCGTGACACCGTTGATGGTCCGCTTGATGATCGCCATCGGCACGTCATACCCGCTCGTCGGAAGTATGCACATGCTGTCGAAGGTGCCGTCGATGACGACAGGTGACACGCCGAACACCCTCTGCTGTCTGTCGTAGGTACACAACACCGCGCTGCCGTCCTCAAGGACGACCCACAGGTTCCGTGTCGGCTGGGTTGCGTAGTGCATCTCTTTGATTTGCCCATGGAACAGGTGTTCCGCGAGCATGGTGAGCTCCTGCACGACGTACCCGCCGTCATCCACCGAGAAGACGGTCTCATGGATGGTCTTGTTCTGCTTGTCGGCGAACAGCATAACCCTCTTGACCAGAACCGGATCAACCGCAGACGACGTGTCAGAGGTCTGGCCCTCCTCCCGCTTGTTCGTGCGGGTGAATGCGAGGCCTTGGTCGTTCCTTGTCACGACGCGGATACCGCCCTCGGTGCCGAGGATGAGATCTGACCCCCCAACAGCCCAGTTGATGACGTCGATCTCGCCCTTGATCAGGGTGAAATCAACACCGTCGTCGTCTTGGATCGGGGATGTCACACCGTGGTTGTCGTAGTCAGCGGTGCGCGACAGCCATCCAGATGTTGGCTGAAGGTCCGTCCCCGCCCACGTCAGGCGATCCTCGAAGACGGCGACTGATCGCGGCCACCCGTCCGTTGCGTTGAACACGGACATCTGCCACGCGGCGACAGCACTCACATCGTCGAGAACCTGCCCGTGCATGACGACGGTGACGACCGTGGTTGACACATAGGAGATGATCTCGCACCAGCGGTAACCGCCATCCAGACCGAGGAGGCGTATCGTGCGACCAACGTCAGTGGACAGGAAGCCTACGCCGCCGTTCAGTTCGGTGATCGCTGAACACGTCAGGTTGAACGCCGTCTGGTCGGACGCCGCTTGGTGCAGCGCGAGTTGCGCGATGTACGTGCTGGTGCTGTCGTCGCCGCCGCCACCGTCGAAGGACAACCTGTAGTATCTGTAGGCTGTCTCATTGGTGATCTCGTAGTGGCGGCGCTCTCCCGTCGAGAAGTCGCTCTCTTGGGATTTGTAGTCGAGCACGATCCAGTTCGTGTCGTCCGTAGACCCCTCGAACCGCCATGCGATCGGCGCGTCATCTGGTGTATTTCCGGCTTTTGCCTGTATCATGTACGCATCCACGACCTTCACCGAACCAAGGTCGATCCGTAGGAAGCCCGACGATCCGGCTGATATCTTCGCGTCGGTCTCAGGGTCTCTGTCAAAGGCGTTGTGCGAACTGCCATCGTCGAACGAAGACGACGCATCAAGGGGTGACGGCAGACTGTCGGACGTCATTGCGTCGTGGGCGTGCCCAGTCCCTGCAGGCGTCATCGTCGTTGATACACCGCGCGGCAGGTATGGTCCGTCCTTGAAAGCGTGCAGCGCCATGGCCCAGCTCGTCTCCGAGGATCTGGTCAGCGTGCGAGGTGCGTAGCCGTCACACGCGATGTAGATCACGTCGCCGATGCGTGCCGTCTTGATCTTCCACAGGTCTGCCGTCAGGTATGGTGTCGCCACCTCGACAGGAACACCGACGTTTTCAACACGACCCTCGGTCGTGTGGAAGCGGACGTACTGGTCACCGAACTCCAGCGCGTATGCTTGTGTCTGGTTGAACAGAAAGCGGATGAAGCGTGTCGCGTTGGCCGCTGTCTTCACTGGGTTCTGGTATAGGGACGCCGGACGACGGGTCACACCGCCGTACCGCAGCACCATGCAGTTGGAGAGTGTCGCCAGACCGAGGGCGTAATCCTCCAAATCTACGCGCGCATGGGCCAAGGGTGTAACCTCGCCCCGTGCCATCGACACGTTGTGTGATGCGTAGGCTACCATGAGTTGTCACCCGTGTACTCGCCGCGCACAAGGATGATATCCTGCTGTTCCGCTGGTTCTGGCGTGCCTTCGAGGAAGTCGATGTATGCAGCCGACGCCATGGCCTCTTTGAAATCTTTGTCGAGCCTGTCGCGGTACGTCACCTTGGCTGTGAAGCGGTGCGACATTCGCATGGCCATGAACAGACCGAGCGTGTCGCCGAACAGTGGGTCGAAGTCGCCCTCGTTCGTGACACGGTTGATGGTCTCGACGTACATCGACGGACCTATGTTACACATCAGCAGGTTCTGTCGGATCTGGAAAGGCACTGGTTGCCCGCCACGCTGACCGAGGTAGGTCGGCGGGATCACCCGAAGGTGTGAGGCTGGCAGCGTGTATTGGTACAGCCACTTAAACGTCGGCGTCGTCGCCGATGCCGTCAGGACTGTGAGCTCTGTCGCGAAATTCCACGGATGCATCCGCAGCATGCTGTCGCGCAGGTTCGCATAGTTGCGGTTCATCCACCGCGCGTAGACGTTATCCTCGGTCGTGGCCGACAGCGCCACCTCTGACAGGTGGTCCATCGCCAAGTTGTAGATGTCTAGCTGTGTCAGCGTTGATGGCATGGTCACACCCTCTCGAAGAAAAGAGCGGGGCCGAAGCCCCGCTTAGTTTATGCTTGGGCTGCTTTTGCGACAGCCCTTGCTTCAGTGCGAGGTCCGGCGCGTCGAATGCGGTTCGGACCCTTGTTGCCTTTTTTCAGGACATTGCTGACTGCCGTGGCAGCGGCGATGGACGCTTCGCGTACCTCGTCGCGCACCGCGTAGTCGCGTTCTTTAGCGCGGCAGTTCAGTGCGTGCAGCGACAATACTGCACCCACGCGCAATTGTTCATCCGGCGCTTCGGGCGAGACACGCTCGTCTGCGTCTGCCTTCAGTACTGCGGCCTTGTGGTTCTTCGCGCGCAGCTTTTGGATCGCCACCGCGTCGGAGATTTGTTCTGGTGTCACACCCATGGCGACCTCCTGTAGATAAAGTTTAGGGGCGGCATGAGCGCCGCCCCTTATCTTAGCGTTCGACGACCGCGCGGATGTAATCCACGGACATGGTGTTAACCACTGCTTGACCGTTCTGGATGCCGAAGGACAACGTCAGCTCTTCGTCATCAACCATGTTTGTCAGGGCTGCTGCCCCGACGCGCATACCGTTGACGATGATCTGAATGCGTCCTGCAGTCGATCCGTCGTAGTAGAGCTCCAACGTCTGGTATGTGTCGGCAGGCATGGTGCCCACGTCCACGACGTCAGTCTGCGTGCTGTCCTTGGCGACGTGGAAGTCGATCAAGGCGTCCCCGTCGTCTGAGCCGAACCACACACCGTCAGTCACGGCCAGCGGTGACGTGTCGCGGATTTGAAGACCCATGACCCAGTCACACTGGATGGCTTCCAGCACCTTGAAGCGCGCGCCGAAGTAGAGGCGCTTGCCTGCTACGAACTTCACGGTCTCTTTGGCAAGCTGCAAGAAGTCGTTGTCGTTGTCGCCAGCGGCATTGGTCAGCTTGAGGACACCAAAACTTTCGTCTTGGACGACCTCGGTTGCAGAACCTGTTCCGGCTTCGGTTGTCGTGATGACCCAGTCAGTGGCTGTGTAGCCGTGGAAGTCGTCCACGAACTCACAGAAGTCATTGGGGTCCATGTCAGTTACGAAATTGCGAAAGCTCATGGCTCTCTCCTTTTGTTTGCTCAGGCGGAATTGCGAGAGCGGTATCAGAGGCACTGGGCGGCGAACCGCCCAGTGCGACCAACAGGATTAGCCGTTGGTTTTGAGCACAGCGATCGGGATCTGCTTGCGCTCTGGGTACACGCGGTCCCAGTTCGCGGCAGTCCGCAGTTCTGTGTTGGTTGGGAACTCAGCGGCCACCGAAGCGTCGGTGAACTTGATCCCGTAGGGGTGGATACAGATCTGGCGACGTGTCCAGAGCTCGTCCACACCCATACCATCGGCAGCACTTTCGTCCGTATCAACCGACACGGGACGCTCGAC